ATTTGTTTACAATTAAACTATTGGCTTATCCTTAAAGCCGTGCTATAATGTATTTAGAAACAAAGATAAAACAACAAACAACAAATATAAACAAGGAGGAGCGCAATGACATTCCGTGATTTATACTTCACAAACAATGATTGGGAAAGGGCAACAGTATTAAAGATTAACGTAGGTGCAGCTAATAAGAACAAAAACTTAAAGCCTATAAAGCATTAAGCCTGTATTCAGGCTACGAGGTAGTAGGATTTGGTTCAAATTGGGTATTGTTAATGGCGCCAGTTTGTCTCTCACAACCATTATAAAGGAGGAATAACATGACAGTAAGAGAACTATACTCAGCAAATTCAAAATGGTCACTAGACACGGTTGTCAAAGTTCACGACCCAGATTCGATAGATACACCGTCAGTAATGACCGTACGCAAAGCCTTAAATCGATACTGCGCACGCGAAATAACATCATTTTTCATAGACAACACTATTTATCTATTAAGTAAACAATAAGGAGGTAGAATCATGGGAACAATAAAATCAATTGGAAAGGCATATTTAAAATCAAAACTATATGATGAAATTCAAGGCTATTATATGCCTTGTCCCATATGCGGAAATAATAACAGAATTCATAAGGTATGTAAATTGACAGATTTTAATAAGATTGAATATGTATTCACCGCTAAGTGTGAAGATTGTAAGGTGACGTATGAATCACCTTGTATAGGGGCACTAACAAGAGGCAATATAATCTATAAACAGGAGGTAAAAGAATGATTCTAATTCAATCAAGCAAACCAGCAACATATCAAATAGGCGACCAACTCATGGTCGTAGTATTTCAGCAATACTTAAAGGGCATAAGATTCACTGAACCAAAATCGTATCGAATTGTGAGCCACGAACTCACATACTTGTTTAGAACTGAACCAGTATATGACGAGCGGGAACCATCCTATGCTATCACCTCAAAAGAAATCTACAACTGCAACGACCTACAGGTACTAATCACCTTAGCTGATTTTCTCAATAAGCCGCAATTTTAAGAATTTGTTCATACTTTGTTCATATTTACATGATACTATATTAATAGAGGGAGATAATGCTCTCAAGACGGGAGGTGAAGCAGTGCTAAGAGAAATGTATGAGCAATTTGTATTCAGTGAAGCTGGCGAAATTGAGAGGGTAACACAAGGAACATCACCATTTGTGAAGTTCGCGTTTAAGTCTGATAGTTGTATTATGGTAGCAGAGTTTTCCGAAGTTTCAGCCACATCAATTGAATCGATTGACGCTAAGTTAATATTAGGAAAGACAGAACTGCTATCTCTCACTTTTATACCACGTTGCAAACCGGAAAACCAAACTAAAATAAAAAATTCAAAGTAGCCCTCACTACGCTGAACTCAATCCGGTTTACATATGTAACTATTAACCCAAAGTCAAAACGCTTCGCGTTATACGCGCGTTGCGCTAGACAACCAGCACCATGAATAAAATGTCAAAACAACAAAAAACGAAAAGGAGAACAAGACACGAAAGAGCAGTTAATCACAAGAACAATCGTAACAACAAAGGTAACCGTATTAGGGGTAAACTCCACAATAGGAGAAACAGAAAACAGGACGTACTTTGTGCCTGGTGCAATCACCGATAAGGCCAAGGCCCTTAAGTTAGCAATCAAGCAGAATACAGAACCTGAATTTGTTCCAGCTTTGGTTGTAGACTTAGCCCAGGATGAGAAGGTATACGGACTGGAAGTATCAAAATTCATTGAACTCGCTCACGAAGTAGAACGCCCCGTATCGCAGCAGAAGAAAGCAAACTAACCCGACACCAGCAAACCAAACAGGAAAAGGAGATTAAATCATGACAATCATTAAAGCAAGCAGAGAGTTTAACAAGGTAGAAGTATACAAGATGACACAGGACCAGGGTGCAGTAAGTGTAAAGGACGTTCCAGATGGAACAATCCTTCCCGTAAGCGGATATCTTCTCTACGAAGATGTCGATCACAGGGGCGAGACCCACGAATTGCTTTCAGTCTTAGGAGAAGACGGCGAAGTGTGGACGTGTCAGTCAGCGACATTTAAACGAAGCTTTACGCAGATGGCAGACCTCTTTGAGGATGAACCATTCTCCATCAAGAAGATGTCAGGTGTGTCTAAAGCAAATAAAGACTATGTAGATTGCTGTTTAGCAATGTAGCAATGTAGTTATTCTAAAGTATAAAGATTGGGGCATATGCCCCTTTCTTTTTACAGAAAGGAGCGGTTATGGCTAAGAGAAAACCTAAGTTAACAGATGTGCAGAATAAGCAACTGTCTGATGTAAAACAGGCATACCGTAGAGAAAGACAACGAATACAACGTCAGATTAACCGAATGACTAAACGAGGATATGACGTACCCGAATTACTCCCTAAAATTCCAAAGAAAATCACCGAAGCCAGCGTGCGTAGACTTAAAAAGATAACCACTGAAAAGCTCTACAAAGAATCCAGATTCATTGATTTTGAAACAGGCGAAATCTTAACCTCAAAGGAAGGGCAAACGCTAGAGCGTTCCAGAAGGAAAAAGTCAAAGCAGAAAGTTCAAGCCCCGCCTCCAATCCCAGTAGCCCCACCAGAACCCGATTATGTAATGTTTGACAATCAAATACTTACAGTTTTTACTATGGAAATGACCGAAATATTTGGTCGTAACGAGAAGCTGTTTAATTACATAACTCGTTGGTATAACCGGGCTTTAGAGAAATATGGCGCAGAGGAAATGGCTGAAGCACTTGAGCAAGCCAAGGCTCAAGGAATGTTCCCCGGATGGGAAGCTGTATCTGATAGTGAAATACTAGTTGGAAGGTTGGAAGCAATAACCAATCTTATGGCAATAAACTCCGAATCACGTGAGGAACTGTTTGAGGAGTTAGAGCAATTGGAGGATTGGACGGAAGGGGAATAACAGAATGTGCGTACGCGAAACTATGAATATTATATGGCGGACTTTGAAACAACGGTATACGAAGGTCAGACATACACAGAGGTTTGGGCGGCAGCGGTAGTTAAGTTATGGGATGATAAGGTAGAAATATTACATTCATTTCCAGAATTTTTAGATTACATGTGTGACAAGAAAACCAATATTATATGTTATTTTCATAACATAAAGTTTGACGGTAACTTTATCTTAGACTATCTGTTAAGAAATGGATATAAGTGGAATCGTGTAGCCGAAGGTAAAATGTTAAACAAGCAGTTTAAGTGTGCGATAAGTGACAGAGGGCCATGGTATTCTATTACAGTTAAAATGCACAACATGATAATAGAATTTAGGGATTCTTACAAGCTGTTGCCGTTCTCAGTTAAACGTATTGGAAAAGGATTTCAAACGAAACACCGCAAGCTAGACATGGAATATGAAGGATTCAGGTATGCCGGATGTGTGATAACAGACAAAGAAAAAGAGTACATAAGAAATGATGTACTAGTAGTCAAGGAAGCCCTTGAGATAATGTTTGAGAGAGGCCACCAAAAGTTAACTATAGGCTCATGCTGTTTAGAGGAGTTTAAGTCTACTTATGACAAAATAGACTATAAAAATTTCTTCCCCGATTTAACGGAGGTGCAAATAGATGCAGAAATATACGGCGAATGTAATGCAGATAGATACATCCGACACAGCTACAGGGGAGGATATTGTTATCTGGTCAAGGGCAAAGAGAATAGAAAGTACTCGCACGGTTGGACGGCAGACATTAACAGTTCATATCCATCAAACATGTCGTCTGAATCAGGGAACCGATACCCAATAGGAATGCCTAAGTTTTGGCAAGGAGATATCCCAAACCTACCAGCACAAAGTTATTACTTTGTTAGAATTAAATGTAGGTTTAAGATAAAAGAAGGAATGCTCCCCACAGTACAGATAAAGGGTAGCTTTTTATATAATGGAACTGATTATTTAACAACATCTGATATCTATGATTATTCATCAGGTACATACAAACGTTATTACATGCGCAAAGGCAAATTACACGACACACAGATAACAATGACTATGACCTGTGTCGACTATGAGTTATTTTTACAGCACTATGATGTTTATGATTTACAGGTATTAGATGGATGTTGGTTTAGAACGGAGATTGGGTTATTTGATGAATACATGTACAAATATAAGGCTATTAAGGAATCATCACAAGGGGCAGAACGGGAACTTGCAAAGTTATACCTTAATAATCTATACGGAAAATTCTCCGCGAACGATTCGTCTAGTTATAAAGTGCCGTACATCAACAAGAAAAACGTATTGGGTTTTGAACTGGTGGAGGAACATGAGAAGAAGCCAGGGTACATTGCAATAGGTTCCGCGATTACATCATATGCAAGGAGGTTTGTTATCAATGCGGCTCAAGCGAATTTTCACGGGGTTGAAAATGACGGATTCATATACTGTGATACTGATTCGATACACTGTAGTGGCGACCCCGAAGATTGTAAAGGAATCAAGGTTCATCCGACCAATTTCTGTGCGTGGAAATTGGAAAGCTATTGGGACAATGCTATATTTGTACGGCAAAAGACGTATATTGAGCATATCACCCACGAAAACGGGATTAGGATTGATAAACCCTATTATAGTATACGTTGTGCTGGAATGTCAGAGGACGCGAAACAAGAATTTATCAAAGAGCACACAATTGAGGAGTTTAGAGAAGGATTGAAACTAAAGGAGGGATTGAAGCCAATTAGAATGCCCGGAGGGGTGTTACTTGTAAAGAAAGGATACGACATGCGACCTAAGGTTCATAAGAAGATTAAGGAGGATTAAAGATGCCACTTTGGTTAGTACTTGTACTAGTTGCACTTGCTATAAAATATGACGATTTGTTTTAATATTTGATTATTTGCGCGAATAATTAAGTAATAAAAGAGAGGATATAATATCCTCTCTTTTTATATCATTACGTGGGGTGTAACAAGGGGCATTCCAATTACCGTTTAACCCAGTGGCACCTTTTACAGTGTGGATTCCACCAGCGTTCAATGCTACATAACCCACGGTGATACCATTTGTCTAGCGCGTATTGCCAGAAGGGCATTGTCCGTTTAATATGACAACATCTGTATAACCATCTGCTTACACTCAAGATTCTTGAACCTAAAACAGCCTTTATTAAACAGCAATCTAAAGTTGTTGATAATCAAAGCGTTTTTAGCCAGCATCACATAGTTGATGTTGTGGTCATCCGTTGTCAGTGACAATTTGGTTGGGAACGAAGCGTCATAGCTGTCAGTGACATATATCATCCCCTGTGCTTCGTAGTCGTATATCGCGTAATGCTTATTTAAATATTTAATGGTGTACATATATCTACCACGACCCTCAGGTCTTTCAATGAACGAATAATTGTCGTTTAAATAAACGTTCTGGGAAGCGTAAGCCACATAGTCACTGGAAGAAAACGCCCGGTTAAATCCTGATTCCAGCTGTGCATCAGAAGCAGACTGTATAAAACCTTGTTCCAGCACATAACCGTCACCCTTAAGGAAATTCGTATCTCGTTTCAGCCTAGTAGAAATACCCAGAGCCGAATAATATGGATTAAGTAAACTAACCGTATTACCGCACATATATACTGGAACATAACGAATCTGTTTACCGTTACCTCGCGCAATACTGGTATGCACAGACAGCAGTTTCCTAATTTCATCTGAGCAATACTTTCCTGTTTCACTCTGAAACTCATCCATCAGCATGCGTTCCGCATCATTAAACAGGTGACTATATTTCTTTATCGCGTCAGCGTTGTTAAGTGCGATAGCGTAACCGCAGGGCTCATCATTCAAAAACAGTTCGTGGAATATCCCTTTGGCCACAGGTTTGCTAGTCATAGTATCATCTGGATAAAACAGCCCATGAATATCCTTGAAAAACTTTTCAGCCACGTCAGACAATTCGTAATTGAATCTATAAATCAAACAAAATTTTCCTTGCCCAGCCTTAAACTTTTTAACGAAGTAGCGGTTAAACCAGGTTGTCTTACCTCCCGTACGGTTAGTGGTTACTAAAAACAATTCTGGGTTTTTACCGTTAATATCTTTCATGGACAAAAGCTTTGTTCCGTCATAGTAAGCCATGACTAACCTCCTTTTTACCAAAATGTTGCAAATGCAACATTTTCAATATCTTTATTTCCATCTATATTATACCATAAATATGTTGCAATTGCAACACTTTTGTGATATAATAAAAGATAGAAAGGAGGAGGTGGCAATGAAATTGCTTTATGAGGTAAGCGTCCCATCCAAAGCGACTGGAACGATTGTTCTACCAGTGGGAGTATCGCAAGTTAAGATGCGATCGTCCACTAACGTAACCGTATCAAATGTGGGCGCTATATCCAGCTACGGTTTTAACCAGTGTGCTTCAATCAGATTTCCTATTATAAACGGTAAATCTCCAAACACTTTCACAGCGTATAATAGCGGTGACGCCGTTGTAACCTTTTACGTTTTTGTAGAGGAATTGGGGGGTATACCTGACCCAGATTACTTCACGAGAGGTGTCGCAAGTGAATGATATTGTAAGCATCATTAGCACAGTAGGATTTCCAATTGCTTTAACATTAATCCTGCTGTGGTACATTTATGACAGCAACAACAAGCACAAAGAGGAGATTGATAAAATGTCAGAAGCATTAAATAATAACACTTTGGCGTTAACCAAGCTTCTTGATAGAATGGAGAGTGACAAAATTGTTTAATGGTATTGACGTTTCTCGGCACCAAGGGGATATTAATTGGGAACTGGTAAAACCAAATATCGACTTTGCAATTATCCGTGCTGGCTTTGGTAAAAACAACATTGACGCGAAAGCGGTACGGAATGTAGGCGAATGCGAAAGATTAGGAATTCCATATGGTCTTTACTGGTTTAGCTACGCGCTCATACCAGAAATGGCTAAAAGAGAAGCCGAATATTTGGTTGATTTTATCGGAGAGCACAAACCTGAATATCCCATTGTATACGATTTTGAGTATGACACGATAACACACGCTACTAAAAATGGTGTAAGTATCAGCCGTGATTTTGTACTTAGATGCACCGAAGAATTTTGCCGCACGCTGGAAGAACACGGATTTTACGCTATGTTTTATACCAACCTGGATTACTACAGACGTTACTATCAGGCAAGCGCAGTTGCTGAAAAGTATGACATGTGGTACGCGAGATATGCAGAATCACCCGGGCGCTCCGTAACGTTGTGGCAGAAATCTGATTCAGGAAAGATACCAGGAATCAATGGAAAGGTTGACCTTGATCAAACTGAAAGGGATTATCCGTTTATTATTAAACGTGCTATGCTTAACAATTGGAGGTAATTACATGCCAGCTATACAAACTGCTTATAATTGGGCAATTGAAACCTGCGCTAAGGAAAACGTAGGATACTCTCAAACATACCGGAACCAGCAAACCGTAAATGGTATTACATACTATGACTGCTCGTCTTTTATATGGTACGCGTTAATTGCTGGAGGCTGGGACTTAGTATCCGTATGGGGCACATGGCCTTTTACAACAAGCAGTATGGCTGGCGTGTTAAAACAAGTAGGATTCACAAAGCATGCACCGGACATTACATGGTTGCCAGGCGACATTGTCATTAGAACAAGTCACACTGAAATGGTATTTGATACCACACGAACCATGGGCGCACACTCTGCAAACGTCCCACTAGAGCAACAAGTATCAATCAACGCTAACGATTCACGTGGCAACTGGTTAGAATTATGGCGGTGGGAAACCGGTGCCACAAACGAATGGATTAAGGGAAATTACTATTTGTCGATTGGCGAAATGCAGAACAACGCAACCATCCAATTTGCGTATTTTATGTCTAAGGGCTGGACAGCCGAGGCCGTAGCTGGACTACTTGGAAATGAGCAAGTAGAATCAACGCTAAACCCCGGAATATGGCAAGATTTAACGCCGGGTGGTGGCTGGGGACTCGTTCAGTGGACACCATCAACAAACTATACCGACTGGGCAGACGCTAATGGCTACGCCCATGATAGCGGAGAAGGTCAGATGGAATGGATTGACACACAGACAGTCCCGTCTGGACAATGGATACCGACAACACAATACCCAGAATCGTTCGGTGAATTCAAAGTTAGTACCATGACACCAGAGTACTTAGCAGATTGCTTCCTTAAGAACTTTGAGCGGCCCAGCACGATTGACCAACCAAAAAGACAAGAGTATGCAAGGTATTGGTATGACTGGTTTAAAAATGAATATGTTCCACCGCCCAATCCACCAGATGGTGGTGAGTGGTCATACAAAATGCCGTTTATATATTATAACAAAATATTTTAGGAGGGAGAACCATGGCAATGCTTGACAGAGAAAAGTTCTTTGAGCGCATCAAAGAACGCCTGGGAGAAGATGATTCGGATGAAGCATTATCTTTTCTAGAAGATGTAACCGACACATATGACGACCTTGAGAGAAGGGCCGCTGGTGATGGTGAAGATTGGAAGGGCAAGTATGAAGCCCTGGACGGGGAATGGAGAAAACGCTATAGAGAGCGTTTCTTCGGAACTCGCGAAGAAGTAAAAGAGGAACAGGAAGAAGATGTGAAGGATGACGGCAAAGTCCGTTCATTTGATACATTATTTGAGGAAAGAGAGGGTGAATAATTATGCCAATTAAACCAGAAAAAATTACACTTAGTGATGTGCAGGCTAACGCCGCTTCCGCTTATAGCGCGGAAAATCCTGACGTATCCGCCACTAATTTACAGAAAGCCGCCGCACAGATTTTAAACACAATCCGTGACAACGCATCTGCGAACTATCAGAACTACGTACCAGAATTGACCGCAGGAGATGATACAGCATTGCGCCAGATTGGTGCAATCATCATGGACTTACAGCCACTTAGAAACGAGTTCTTAACAGCCCTGATGAACAGAATTGGGCGTGTGCTCATTACTTCTAAGATGTTTTATAACCCTTGGGCTGGTATGAAAAAAGGACTCCTTGAATTCGGTGAGACGGTCGAGGAAATCTTTGTTAACATTGCCAAACCATATCAGTTTGACCCAGCTGTTGCTGAATCTGAAGTGTTCAAGCGCGAAATTCCGGACGTTCGTGCGGCATTTCATATCATGAACTACCAGAAATTTTACAAGCAGACTATTAGCAACGACCAGCTTAGACAGGCGTTTCTGTCATGGCAGGGTATTACAGACCTGATTGCAAAAATCGTAGATGCTATGTATACAGGCTCTAACTATGACGAGTTTCTGACTATGAAATATCTCATTGCTAGAAACGTGCTTGACGGGCGTATGCATGTAACTGAAATTGCCCCCGTATCTGCTGAAAACGCAAAGACAATCGTTTCCACCATTAAGGGAGTATCCGGAGTATGGCAGTTCCCCAGCACACAGTACAATCTTACAGGTGTAACTACCTTCACAGATACCCGTGACCAGATGCTTATAATGAACGCCAAATTCAATGCTGTGATTGACGTTGAGGTTCTTGCTTCTGCATTCAACATGGAAAAAGCTGAGTTTATGGGTAATCGTATACTGGTTGATACCTTTAGCTTTAGCACAAGTGACAACAACAGACTTGCAGAACTGTTTGCGAATGACCCCAACTTTGTGCCGTTAACTACAGCTGAAAGAACCGCACTTGATGCAATTCCGGCAGTTATGGTAGACCGTGACTGGTTCATGGTATTCGATAACTTCTACAACTTTACCGAGAACTATAACGGTCAGGGACTGTACTGGAATTACTTCTACCACACCTGGAAAACGTTCAGCGTTTCACCGTTTGTTAACAACACTGTCTACGTTGGCGGCGCACCAACTGTAACAAGTGTAACTGTAAGTCCTAAGACAGCAACCGTTAATAAGGGCCAGTTGGTTAAAATGTCGGCTACCGTTGTAACTACAAACTTTGCTCCTAAGTCCGTTAATTGGACGGTTACTGGAGGAACCGATTCCACCATTGATATTTACGGTAATCTGGTGGTGGGAGAAAATGAAACAGGTGCAGAACTTACTGTAACTGCTACTTCTACGTTTGATGGCACTAAGACAGACACGGCGACCATTACTGTGTCAGTATAATACAGAGGGGGTTTATCCCCCTCTTAAGGAGGATATATGTACGTAAATCCAAATACCAACGTCCATATTCTTAAAAATGTTCCATTAGATAATACCTATAGGAACACAATTTACTTTAGTACAGCTGCTCAGCAAGCAAGTTATTTTGCCAGCTTGTCAAAGTTTTCACTGACGGAATACACCTACCAGAGAATTGATAAAACAATTAACGTTGGCATAAACGCTGAATCATTATATGACTGTAACTACCTGATGTTCCAAAATGCATCTTTTGGTAACAAATGGTTTTACGCTTTTATTACAGGTGTGGAGTATAAGGGAAACAATTGCTCAACCATAAGCTATGAAATGGACGTAATGCAGACCTGGTTCTTTGATTATACTGTGAACCCCTGCTTTATAGAACGTGAACACATTCTTGTCGACACAATTGGAGCGAATCTAGTAGAAGAAAACCTGGAAATAGGAGATTATATCTACGATACCGCTTTTAGAACCGAACACATGGATGATTACGTGGTCGTTGTTGCCGCAACCGTGGACGCACAGGGCAATGTCGGAACTAGCACAGGAGGTTATGGTGGTATTTATTCAGGATGTTGGTTGCACGTATTCGATACTTTCCCGGCAGCTGCTGTGTTTATTGATAACCTTATTACTAACAATAAAGCAGATGCTATCGTTTCTGTGTTCATGATGCCATCAGACTTTACTACAGCAATGGGGGCACCAGCTAGAAACTACGTTATAGAACGTGACAAACAACGAGGAGCAATAGACGGATACGTGCCAATGAATAACAAACTCTTTACCTATCCTTATTGTTTTTTATATGTGACTAACTTAATGGGAAATTCTGCTATCTACAAATACGAATACTTCCAGACTGCAACATGCACATTTAACTTAGGCATGGATATGTCACCAAACCCATTAGGGATGCTTACTCCTCTAGGTTACAAAAACGTAGGCGCGAACTACAACGAAGCAATCACAATTGGTGGTTTTCCTCAATGCTCATTTACCGTGGATACCTATAAAGCGTGGCTTGCTCAAAACGGTTCATCCATGGCAGTAGATATGTTAGGGTCAGCAATGGGAGCCGTTGCAGGAATTGCTACAGGTAATCCAATTGGCCTAGCCGCTGGAATTGCGGGTGCAACAAATGTAGGCAGAACGCTTGCGAGATTAAATGCAATCCAAACTCAGCCACCACAGAGCCATGGCTCACAGTCTAACAGCGCACAAGTTGCGTTTAGTATTAAGGATTTTTATTTCCTTAATTATCACATCCGTGCAGAGTTCGCAAAAATAATAGACCAATATTTTAACGTTTATGGATATGCAACTCATCAGGTTAAAGTTCCCAACCGCTCACAAAGGCCCCACTGGAATTACGTTAAAACGGTAAACTCCAATCTTACAGGTAGTGTTCCAGCAGATGACATGGCTAAGTTACGAGGCATATATGACAACGGTATTACATTTTGGAAAAATGGTAGTGAGGTGGGTAACTACAGTTTAGATAACAGAGCAGGGGGAGGTGGAAGCTAATGAGCAAAAAGGGAGGAATGGCCCCGGGAAATACCCGGGAGTTCTGGAACGCCAAGAAATGCAATGACTGGACATTTATACAGTATTATAACCGATTGGTGGACTTAGCTATCAGCCAGTTTGAATGGATTAATCTGCCACCAACATGTGATAGGCGCTTCCTTGAATTAGCACTGTTTGCAGACGGTATGGCGGTATTCTTTAAGGATGAAGTAATGGGATACTTAACATTACAATGTATGATATCTGGGCCGTTAGATGTTTACAGAATACCAATCTACAGGCGAGCGTATGCAAGCAACGGCTACCAAATGGAACTGAGCAAGGAAAACAGCGTACTTATTTTTAACAATTCCTTGCACATTAATTCTCAGCTTGACGTGGAAATGTATGCCTGGAGATTGTATGAAATACAGCGTGCTATTGATACCAATGTGAAGCTACAGAAAAATCCTAAGATTGTTACATGCTCTGAAACTCAACGTCTTACAATCATAAACTTGTTTAAGCAGTACGAAGGAAACTACCCTTTTATATTCGCAGATAAGCAGATGGAGTTAGGCGGATTAAACTCCATTGACATTTCTGCTCCATATGTGGCTGACAAGTTACAGGTTCTAAAAGGTTTGGTATGGAATGAAGCTATGACATATCTGGGAATTGGTAATACCAATGACGAAAAACGTGAACGATTGAATACTCTAGAAGTAACAAGCGGCATGGGTGATGTGGAAGCACAGCGATATACAAGGTTAATGGAACGAGAAATTGCTTGTGAAAGAATCAACGCCATGTTTCCAGATGTAAATCTGAACGTTAGATATAAGCAGGTAATTGCCACGGGAGATATGATGTTAGAACAAGATTCAGAGGAGGTGGTAGAAGAATGAGTGCAGTAACTATGACATTAGGTTATATTTGCGAAGGATTAGTAGGTAGAACTGAACCAGCGGGATACACTGACATTGTTAACACTGTTATTCCCACTGCCGCACCTCTTTTGTTTGACTTTAATTTCCCTATTTTTGACGAACAATACAGAAATGTATTGTTAACAAAAATTATCAAACATTATTATACAAGGGAAATTGGAGAAGAAACACCGGGATTATTTAAGCTAAGGCTTGACACAAGGTTAAATGAAATCATGCCATACTATAACAAAATGTACGAAGCAGAAACTTACAAATTTAATCCAATATATGATGTTGATTTAACCAGACAGCACAAAGCAAACAAAACAGGAACTCAAAAACTTGACGGCAAAGTGATGACAACGGAGGAAGGCCAAACCATTACAGCTGTGGATAATACCACTAAAGCAGACGGCAATGTAAATCAGACTGTTACCCGCGCTGGAACTGATAAATACTCTGAAACTCCACAAGGTGGTTTAGTTGGTCTTGCAAATGACGAATATCTAAGCAACGCAAGAATGACTAATGACAATGATACAACAACTGCCACAACCGGTGATACTACCACGCTTAACGGTAATACAGACACAACCACAGATAATACAACAAACGTAACTACAAATAATAACACTACAATTAACAATGTCGAGGACTATATAGAAACAGTACAAGGCAAACAGGGAACACAAAGCTATTCATCAATGATTATGGAATACAGGGAAAGCCTTATTAACATTGACATGATGATAATCAACGACTTATCAGATTTATTCTTAGGAATATGGGAGGTAGGATATCCATGGTAAATAATGATTCAAATTTTAAATCAATCGAACTGTTACGGTGCTGGTGTATGAAATCACTGCCTACAGTGTTTAGTGATGCGTTAAGCTATAATCAGCAGGTATACCTACTGACCAAGGCCATTAACGATATGACAAATACGATTAATGGTTTGCCTGATTATATTATTGAGTTGGTAAAAGAGTTACTTAACCAGTTAAATCTGGAGGAGATTGTTAAGGAGGTACTTGCAGACCTTTATTTCCTTAATGTTAAAAACCCTCCGAATAACATGACTGCGGCTGTGGGTGATGGGGTTACAGATGATACTGCCGCCATTCAGGCTATGATTGCCTATCTGAGTGGTAAAAGAGCGTATTTGTTCTTCCCTGCTGGTATTTACTCGGTTACTGGGCTTAATGTAACGACTAACATGAGTTTGGTTGGCCTTGATAGATACCAGACTACGTTACAGTTGAGGGCTGGTAGCAACAAAGACTTGCTCACCGGGGATTTAAGTACTTGCACTATTAGTGACATTACCCTTGATGCTAATATGCCTGGGCAGACACAAAATTGCAGTGTGTTTGATGGCAATGTTGGAAATATGCTGGTAAGCAATGTTATCTTTAAAAATGGATACAATGTTTTAAGCATTGATGTTGACGGTTTAGTTCAGATGGATAACGTTGTGTTTGACGGTGTTCAAGGTAATGGGTTAAGTATTGGGGGTGACAGGACTGTCATCAATGATATTCAATTTGTCAATAATTCTACGCTTAACGCCGGAACTTTGATAACTATTTCTGGTAATAACAGTATGATTACAGGGCTGTTAAATACGGAGGGATGCAATGCTGGATTAAATGTGTCTGGAAATAACAATGTTATCATTGGGGCTATACGAGGAACCACAACGCCGATTGTTAATACTGGTACTGATAATTATATTGATATTATTGGTAGTGTTCATACGGTGATTGATGGCGCGTACACTCATACCATGAACGGTGATTACACTGCTAGTATGCAATCAAAACATGAGACAATAAGCAGCCACAAGACAGAAACTATAGGTGGGAATAATCTAGAGACTATAACTGGAACTAATATAATATCATCTGGAAACAAAACTGAAACTATTACAGGGTCATCAAGTAAAACAGTAACAACAAACGATACCGAAACTATAACAGGAACAAAAGAAATTCAGGCAAATGACATTTTCTTAAATCCTACAACCCCATTAAAATATTCGTTGCCTATAAAAATCAATGACAGTTTCAGTTACATCCCAATGACTGGAACTGATGGTAACGAGTACAAAGTGTTAGTAGATACGGGTGGAAGCGAAGAAACACCTTCAGGCACAGACTACACTGTAATTAATAACAGCAACGGTGCAGTAAATAAACTATTACAATGTGCCATGAGTTACTACCTAAGAAATGATTTGGTTTATGGTAACTTTAAGGGTGCCTATAACACTGAATGTACACCTGTGAACGGTAGATGGGAAATCGACTGTAGCACCTTTACTCAGCTGTGCTTATCAGGCGTTCCATTTGATAACAGCAGATACAACGGAAATGGCACAAACGTTGAAACTAGTGGATATAAATTTAAGGATTTCAGTGACTATATCGACCCTGGTGTAGATAGACCTTATGGAATGCTTGCCAATCAGGAAGCTAGGTACGCATATGATAATGGACTACTTTATGAAATAGGTGGTGATATTACTCGAATTAAATCAGGTGATATACTATATGTTTGTAACAGTCCAGAAGAAGCATATTGGCGTAGAATAGGCCATTGCGCTATCGTTATTGAGGTTAATCCAAACAACAGCTTAATTACTTGTATCTCAGCTGGTCAGACAGGTAATGACCCTGTACAGTTGGAAAGATGGAATGTTAATAACCCACAAGTGCTGTATTGTGCAAGATTCCCGTTAGCTGATTGTTCATTCTCTTTAAATGATTTATTTAACACGGGATATAATTCACCATTTAATACAGATGTGAATATTCCTGCTGAAAAAACCACATTTGTGCTGGCTAATATCTTAACTAAAAGTCCTTTGGAAAGTGGTAAATTCTATACGCTGTCATTTAAAGCTACAGGTGTTATAAATCCTATGTACTTTACATTGTGGGGAACTATTGGTGGTTCACTGGGCAACATCACTACATTTGGTGGTATCAATGGTCAAGAATATTTCTTCGTTCCGTTCTATGTGCCTAAAAACTATTCACCTACTGTGACTGGTAATTTATATTCCTTCCAGTTGAGGGCAAGCGTGCCTAGTGGAACTGGTGCTTTTACAACAACATTGTCGTTTAGCAACATACATTTTTATGAGGGCTTCGTGAGACCATTACTTGTTCCAAACGAAAGCCTTAATCCCGAAATAGTTGACGTTAACAAACCAATGACTACTACCACTTACACCAGCGAAGCGGCTATGAACGAAGGATTAAATAATTTGGCTACTAGTAATATTAACTTTACAGAATATGAGTTCATGTTTAAAGCTAGTAATACAACAAGTATTGAGCCTGGTAGATATCTACTTAAAGGATTCTCGTATGCAAACGGAACTTATGGTAGTCAGCTGTTAGTTAATATTGGTGGTAAATTCAACGCTTATTTCAGATTCTGTACTAATAGCGTGTGGACTGTCAAAGAAATTGCATATAAGGAGGTTACAGCATAATGGCTGATTGGATAGATAACTACAGATTGGTAGAGGCTGCTAAGGATAAAGCAGTTAAAAGAACTGCAGAAGGAGTTACTGAAATTACTAACGAAGATGCGGTGGGTAAGATTGAGTTTAACAATGGTAGTGAAAGATATGAAGGTGGGTTCTGGGATTACCACGGACCGAAATAATGTAAAGTAAGGTTAAGGGATAGACTATGTGGCCTATCCCTTATTAATTTATCCAATGTTCAAAATTTTGTACATTGCTTAAGGTTAACAGGTTGATGGGGGAAAATGGTAACAGGCTCAAAAAATAAAGGGGCAA